AGGAGAAATAAATGAATGAGGAAAAACTACAAAAGATGTTTATTGAGGATGCACCTCAAGACGTAAATAATTTAACTGGTGTAGAAAGTTTATCTGACCTAGTTATACAACTACAAAAACTAGAAGATGACATCTTAAAAGATGAGGAACATCTAAAGTTAAAAAAACAAAAAGCAGACAAAATTTCACAGATAGCTATTCCAGAAATAATGGAAGCATTAAAAATGAAAACTATGAAATTAGCAGATGGTTCTGCAATAGAAATTAAAGAGATATATAGCGCAAGTATTCCTGTAGCAAATAAGGAAGGCGCTTTTAACTGGCTTCGAGACAACGACTTAGGTGATCTTATTAAAAATGAGATCACAGTTTCCTTTGGTCGTGGCGAAGATAACAAGGCGAGCGGTTACGCAGACCTTGCAAAAGGTCATGGGTTTGAACCAACTCAAAGGTTGAAAGTAGAACCTATGACACTTAAAGCATTGTTTAGAGAGCGTTCTGAGAGTAATCAGGAACTGCCTTCTGAACATTTTAACCTGTTTAAGGGAAACAAAACAAAAATAACAAGGAGCAAATAACATGAGTCAAGAAACAAGTGACGTAACAGTAAAAAAAACAAATGCAGTAGCAACCTTAGACTTTGTTGCAGATTCAGGAATGGGTTTGGAAAACATAGATAAGAGTGATCTTGCATTACCTTTTCTGAAACTACTACAAAGTGGTTCAGATGAAACAAAAAAGAAACATGCTAAGTATGTAGAAGGCGCAGAAGCCGGCATGTTTTATAATACAGTTACAAAAAAACTGTACAATGGAGAAAAGGGAATTGAAGTAATTCCTGTCTTCTATAAAATGACGTACCCAGAATGGGCACCTTTTGAGAGAAAAGAAGGTAGACCTATTTCTAACGATAGGGGTCCTAGCATTATGGCCAATACAACCCAAAATGATAGAAACAAAGATATGTTGGACAATGGTAATGAAATCATTAAGACAGCAAATCATTTTGTTATAATCAATGGGGATAGACCAGAAAAAGCTCTGATGACAATGAAATCTACTCAGTTAAAGGAAAGTAGAAATTGGAATTCATTAATGGAAAATGAATTTGAATCAGCACCTTCTGGTAAATCTGTACCGGCACCTATATTTTCAAGAGTTTATAAGTTAAATTCTGTAGAAAATTCAGGAAGCTTTACTTGGCATGGATATAAAGTGTCTATGTTAAAAAAAGTAGATGATGCAGGTCTATATCAAATGGCTCGTGATTTTCACAACTCTTTAAAGAACGCTCAGACAAAAACTGCAGCTGCTTCCACTGAGGAAAATAAATCAAACTACTAGTTTCTCGTAAGAGAAAAATGGGCGGTCTAGGGAGACTGAAGCCGCCCATAATTTAGACAAAGTTTTTGTTTAAGGGATCATTATGGTAAATGAATTTATAAAATTGTTTTCTGGTTATGCGGGAGACTTTGGTATCGCTGATATGTCATCAGCAAAATTAGATGCTGAAAAAAATAAACTAAAACCAGACTACGAATGGTCTGGAAGACCTATCACTACTATAGATTATGAGAATCATATTAAAGGTAATATATCTATAGGTATACAACCATGTAGATTAGATAAGACAGCACAATTTGGTTGCATTGATGTAGACCCTAAAAATTACGCAAATTTTAAAATAGAAAAATACCTGGCATTATTTGCACAGTACAATCTACCTTTAGTTCCTCTTATGTCTAAGAGTGGAGGACTTCATTGTTATCTATTTTTAAAGGAACCTATTCCTGCTTCTGATTTAATAGAAGCATTAAAATCTTTTCTGCTTCCTTTGGGTTTAAAACCCACCACAGAAATTTTTCCAAAACAGAAAGAATTAAAGGAAGATGACAAAGGAAACATAAAACCAGGAAATTTTATTAACTTACCTTATTACAATAATGGTCAAACACATAGGTATGCAGTAGACAAAGACAACAAAAAATTATCATTAGAACAATTTATAAAATACGTAGAAGAACTTAAAACTGACAGCAGCACCTTAGACTCCCTAGTAGATCAAACACATAAAAATATTTTAGTAGGTTCAGATCCAGAATTTAATGATGGTCCTCCTTGTTTAGCTTTGTGTTCAAAATCTAAACTAGATGATGGCAGAGATAGATTTATGTATAACTACATGGTCTTTGCTAAAAAGAAATATAAAGATAAATGGACAGACCAATTAATGTTTGCCAATACTAAGTATTTAGAAACACCTTGGGACAAAGCCAAGTTAGATCAAAAGATTAAAGCATGGGATAAGGAAACAGCCGGTCATACTTGTTATGAAGATCCTATTCAAGATAAGTGTATGAGAAGTTTATGTTACTCTAGAGTTTTTGGAGTTAAGTCAGATAACATAAATGCTTTTCCAGACATAACAGACTATCAAATAATAAAGTATGAGAGACCAGAATATAGATTTAATGTTGTTATGCCAAATGACGACAAAATAGAAGTAGTAATACCTGATGTAGATATAATGACAAATCAAAAAAAGGTTTTAGATCTTATATGGGAGCAGACAGGAATATATTTTGAACCTTTAAAACCAAAAGATTATAGAGTTAAATTAACAGATTGGAGAAAAGATTGTCAAAACATTAAACCACCTGAAGGAACAAGTACAGATGATATATTGGGTAACGAGTTATATAATTATTGTGTTAATGGACCACAAGCTAGAGAAAGAATACAGATAAGACTAGGCTCATGTCTTACAGAAGATGGTCACCATTACTTTAAGTATCAATCTTTTATTTCTCATTTAGGTAATGATTGGAAAATATCTAAAGAAAAAATAGGACACAAACTAAAAGTAAAATTTAATGTTGAGTTTAATTATTCTTTGAAGATAGAAAACAAAGTAGAGAAGGTATGTAAACTAAAACAATTACATGTAGATAAAATAGAATACAAACCTGTAGAGCGAAAGGATTCTAATTACTAATGAGGTATAAAGTAATAGGTCCTCCAGGTACAGGGAAGACTAAGACATTGTTAGATGAAGTAGATAAATATTTAAAGAAAGGTGTTCCTTTAAATCGTATAGGCTATTTTGCATTTACAAGAAACGCAGCCAATGAAGCAAGAGATAGGTTTTTAAAAAAGAATGAAGACTTGACTAAGAAAGATACATTGTATTTTAAAACATTACACTCTTTAGCTTTTCATAATTTAGGATTAAACCAAGATAATGTGATGAATGAATTACATTACAAAGCTATTGGTGAAACATGTGGCATACAAATTAAATATGCAGCATATGAGAGCAACGCATGGAATGGAATATTTAGTTCCAACAGTGAGTATTTAAATTTAATAAATTTAGCCAGAGTAAAAAGAATAGATACACTACATCAGTTTGATTTAAACGAGCATTTAAGTAATGTTGAAAGAGATAAGTTAGATGCAATAGATAAAGAAATAAATAGTTATAAAAAAATTTATAACCTAATAGATTTTACAGACATGTTAGATAAATTCTTAAAAAAGGGCACTGTTAAAGGTAAATTAGACGTTATTTTTGTAGATGAAGCACAAGATCTATCAAAAATACAGTGGGATATGTTAGAAAAAATTGAAAAAGAAAACGATGCAGATGTATGGATTGCAGGTGATGACGATCAAGCTATTTTTGGTTGGGCCGGAGCTTCTGTCATGTCTTTTATAGATTGGAAAGCTAAGGAGATACCTTTAACACAATCAGAAAGAGTACCTAGTGCAATACAAAAAGCTGCTCTGTCTATTGTAGATAGAATAGAAGAATACAGATTAGATAAAAAATATTATCCTAAAAAAGAAAAAGGACAAATACTTGAGGTAATAAAAATATCTGACATAGATATGTCTAAAGGAAGTTGGTTGATATTAGCTAGAACAAATACTCTATTAAAAGAAATTCCTAAAATGTTAAAACAAAAAGGTTTGTTTTTTAAAACTTCTGATGGCAAAAATAGTATAGGTAAAAATTTATACGAAGACATTGAGTATTGGAACAAGATGAGAGAAGGAAAAAAAATACCAGAGATAATTGAACAAAGAATACTAGAGAGAATTAAGGGAAGTAAACCAGATCTTAAATTAGAATGGCATAAAGCATTTACTAATGAAACATTGTCTAAGATAGATTATCTAAGGGTTTTACTTTCTAACAAAGAAAAAATACACAAAACTCCTAGAATAACTGTTTCAACAATACATAGTGCAAAAGGTGGGGAGGCAACAAATGTTGTTTTATTTTTAAATGAAACAACCAACACAATAAAAGCAGCAAGCAAATCAAGATCTAAAAGAGATGAAGAATTTAGAGTTTGGTATGTAGCTGTAACAAGATCAATGAAAAATTTATTCTTAATAAAAAATAATAACAAAAGGAAGGAATTTACAATATGAAAGCTTACAAAAAACAAATTGGTGGATCTCATTACAAAGACATGGTTATGCAGCCAAGTGAGTTTATAAATAAGAACCGTTTGCCTTTTGCAGAAGGATCGGCTATAAAATACATATGCAGACATGCAGCGAAAGGGAAAGAACAAGACATCGATAAGGCAATACATTATTTAGAAATGATAAAAGAGAGAGACTACAAATGATATTTAAAGCTCAAACAGAATGGGTTAAACCCACAGAATTTCCAGACTTACGTTACGCTGACGAAATTGCAATTGACTTAGAAACATATGACCCTGACTTAAAAACAAAAGGTTCTGGTGCTGTTGTTGGTAGAGGTAAAGTTGTAGGTATAGCAATAGCTACAGATGGTTACTCAGGATATTTTCCCTTTGATCATGAAGGTGGTGGTAACTTAGATAAAAAATTAGTTATGAAATGGTTTAAAGATGTTTGTGAATGTCCAGCAAATAAAATATTTCACAATGCAATGTACGATGTATGTTGGATTAGAGCAATGGGTTTTAAAATAAACGGTAGAATTCTTGATACTATGATTGCAGCATCATTAGTTAATGAGAACAGATATAGATTTGATCTAAATAGTTTAGGTTGGGATTACGTTGGTCAAGGTAAGAACGAATCAGAATTAGTTAACGCTGCTAAAGAATGGGGTCTAGATCCTAAAGCAGATATGTGGAAACTACCTGCACTATATGTAGGAAATTATGCACAGCGAGATGCAGAAGTAACTTTAGCTTTGTGGAAAGTTATGCAAAAAGAAATAACTACTCAAGATATAACTTCTATATTTGATTTAGAAACAGATTTATTTCCGTGCTTAGTTGATATGAAATTTAAAGGGGTTCGTGTCGATACCGAATCCGCTCATAAATTGAAACAAAAGTTAAGTGCAGAAGAAAAACAATTATTGCTAGAAGTAAAAAAAGAAACAGGAGAAGAATGTCAAATATGGGCTGCAAGAAGTATAGCCAAAATTTTTGACAAACTAAAATTAAATTACGAAAGGACTGAAAAAACACAGGCACCTTCATTTACTAAAAACTTTCTGTCTACACATAGTCATCCGTTGGTTAAGAAGATAGCAAAAGCCAGAGAGATAAACAAGGCCCATACAACATTTATAGACACTATTATTAAACACGAACATAAGGGTAGAATACATGCAGATATTAATCAAATAAGATCTGATCAAGGTGGTACTGTAACCGGAAGATTCTCGTATTCTAATCCAAATCTACAACAAATTCCTGCTCGTAACAAAGACTTAGGTCCAATGATTCGATCCCTGTTTATACCAGAATCAGGTTGCGAGTGGGGATGTTTTGATTACAGTCAACAAGAGCCAAGACTTGTAGTTCATTATGCATCCTTAGATCAAGACACAAGTGTCTTTGCGGTAAAAGATTCATACGAACATGATGATGCAGACTTTCATACTATTGTAGCTAAGATGGCTGATATACCAAGAACAGCTGCTAAAACAATTAACTTAGGTTTATTTTATGGAATGGGTAAAGCTAAACTACAAGCAGAATTAGGTGTCAGTAAAGATAAAGCTGATTCATTGTTTCAAATATATCACGATAGAGTTCCATTTGTTAAATCTCTTATGCGTTCTGTATCTAACAGAGCACAACAAAGAGGACAGATAAGAACCTTACTAGGTAGATTATGTAGATTTCATTTATGGGAACCAAATAGTTTTGGTATGCACAAGGCATTACCCTTTGATCAAGCTGTCCAGGAACATGGGCCAGGCATCAAGCGTGCTTATACTTACAAAGCATTAAATAAATTAATTCAAGGATCTGCAGCAGACATGACAAAAAAATGTATGTTAGATTTATATAAAGAAGGAATTGTAGCGCACATACAAATACACGATGAACTAGACATATCTGTAGAATCTGATAAACAAGCTAAAAAAATTGTTGAGATTATGGAAAATGCTGTTAAATTAGAGATCCCTAATAAAGTAGATTATGAATCTGGAAAAAATTGGGGAGATATTTATGGATAACTATGGCTTATTTAAATGCAAACATACCCGCAACGTATGCACAAATTAAAAGAGAATATTTATATGATTGTAAAAAACATCATGGAGAAGTTGAAGATTGTATTATCTTTGGTATATCAAGTCTTACTGGACGTAGTATACTTTTTCACGCTATTATGGAAAATGGCGCTGTCTTTTATAGACTGCCAATTTCGGCTTTTATTCAACGTGGCTTTCAACCGGAAACTGTTCCCATTAAAAGACTTGATGAACTTCAACTTTGGAATTGTTTTTCTTATTACCCTGCTATTACTCGCTGGGATCTTTTAAACGGACAACACGGCAAATACATAGGAAAAGACAAGAAATGGCACCAAGGGACATATCTTTTTACAATTGACTTTGCACACCCAGAGAGTAATATAATAGATACCGATCATTCGGAAATACCGCACGAGCACAAGTGCGCACACATCATAGCCCTAGACGATGGAAACTATGCGGCACAGCCAAACAATAGAATAATATGGGACATTCCGTCTTTCACAGTTAAGAATACTATTCCTGACTGGAAAGTACAAACATCAGAGTGGAACGTAGAAAACTCTGGTCAATGGAAAACGGAAGATACAGATAACTTTTTCTACGAAATAGAGGAGAAAAAAAATGATTAAATGGATTAAAAGAAAATGGGACAAATTCATAAATTGGGTTTTTATCGGTTTTTATAAGTGAAACTTAAAAAAATTAAAGAAGCATTTGAACAATTTAAAAAAGAAGGTTGGAGTAAAATTTACTTAAACAGAATTTTAAGAAAAGAAGTAGAGATTGGTGCGAATGGCACGCAAAGATACGTAATTAAACAAGGAAAAAACAAAGGTAAAATATTATGAAGTGTAAAAAATGTAACCATGATTGTCATTGTGTAGAAGATCTTCATGCAGATGAATACGGAGTTTGCACCTGTGATAAATGTGAGTGCAAATGAAAAAACAAAAGCCCTTAATATTAAAAAATGAAGTTGCAGCTCCAAGTAATTTTGCTTGGTTAAAAAAAAATATAGTAATTGTACCTGTGATAGCTGCAATCTTAGCTGGAACTTTTACGTCTATTAAGTATGTACTAAATTTAACAGATACTATTACAGCTAACCAAGAAACTATTCTTAAACTAGAAGAAAAATACACAGCATCTGTAGCTGACATCTACGATCTTAAAACAAGACTTGCAGCAGCAGAAGCAACGTGGACAATGGCTGAGAATTTGTATCGCCAACTTTCAGAAACTGTACGGGACCATGAATATGACCTTAAAGACTTATCGAGATAACCTATTATGGATTGCATTCTTTCTTTGCGTAGCAACTTACGCAGAGGCTAGAAACGAATACCTACAAAATCAACACCCTTGTGAAAGAGGTTACTTTGAACCCTACACAGAAGTTAATCAAAGAGAATATAAATCAGGTACAAGTAATGAATATCAAGATCAAAGAGTAGGTTTTAGATTTCGTATGCCTTTAGGTGCTGTGTGTAGTGATGATTATATTGCTGAACAAAAAAAGAAAGATAAATTAAAAACCCAACTTGAAGTTATAAAAGAGTGTAAAAGAATACCTAGAATTAGTCCACCACCTGTAGAGTTTGCAGAGTTATTTAATATGTGTAATTCATTAGGAGTTGCAGGAATAGTGGTACATAAAAAACCAGAAGGAAACCATTGGGATAATTTAAAAATACAATACTTAAAAGATAATCCAGACATAATAATAATGGAACAGGCGATGCCACAATGAAAATATCAGATAACACATCAGTAAGTATGCCAATGAAAAATATGATTGGTATAGTTGTAGTTGTTGCTATGGGTGTGTTTGCATACACAGAAGTTACATCAAGACTTACAAGTTTAGAGACATCAAGAGAATTGTTTCAGGCTGATCTGTTAAAGAAAAGCGAACAAAAGCCCACGGACCAGGAACAATTTATGTTGATAGAAGATTTATATAAATCAACTGAAAAATTAGAGAAGACACA